GCTCATTCGGATCAGATATAGGATTCCTATGTCTGAGTTACCGGATCTTCAAGTCAAGGATCTTAACAAGTATCTCTCTTATCTTCTCCTTCAAGGGAAGAAGAGGGCGGGCGTTAGCTTTCCTAGAAGACAATGTCGTTCTAGGGATGCTAACGGCCTTCTTCCCTTGATGCGTTTGCTGAAACACGAGCGATGGGAATTAGCCCATTCTATCGCGTCAATTAAGCGCAACCTACCTCAAGGTTGCCGTCAGCATACGCCATCCGTGCGTCCTGCTTGGGAGCAGAACGCATTCTCTACGCCCCCCTCCTCTTCTTCCGAGTACTTACGTTTCGTTCGACGTGAAGTATCTCGTATCTTTCCCTTGGGTTGGGACCGGAATTATGACGATTTTGTTTGGCGTCATGTACCGAACCCATCCGCGAGAATGACAGCGAAACGAGCTGACCATCATTATCGTGGTAAAGGAAAAGATTTCCGTTGCCAGTGTTTAACGGGCCGATCTATTCCGATCGACCAGCCTATTCGAGCCCGTTACAAGGAAGTGCTTAGTGCTGGCAAGTGCAGGCCTCTCGTCATTTATGACGAGACCACCGAAGTGCTAGCTCCTTTGCACAAGACCATTGAGGCCCACCTTATGCGGCAGCAATGGCGCCTTGTAGGACCACCAACGGAGAAGAAAATTTCATCTGCCTGTGTTTACCCTTGCCAAACCTCAGTTGATTTGGTGAGCGCCTCAGACAACCTGTCACTTGAAGTGACAGAGGCGATACTTGGCTCTTTACTTAGTAAGAGCCGCAAGATTCCGGGACCGTTACGCGTACGCGCGTTTCAGTCACTCCGCCCATTGGTTGATTGCGGCGGTGAGGAAAGGGAAGTATCGCACGGGCAAATGATGGGGAGCTACCTCTGCTTTCCTCTCCTTTCCCTTCACTCTTATCTCGCAGCGCGTTGGGCGCTCCGCGGGGAAGAAGGGATCGTCCTTGTTAACGGCGATGACACCATGGTGTCATCTAACCGTTATCTCGAATTGTCAGATTACCCTAGCGGGTACAAGTTGAATGATCTGAAAACAATTCGATCAGAAACGGTTGTAGAGATCAACTCGACCGCGTTTCTGAAAGGAAGAGAGGGTAGGTGGCGTGAGATACGTCACCTACGCAGAGGTGGTTTTCTTACCGATTATCCCGGGATGCTACACGCTTCTAAAGCGGTCGCCGGGTCAGTTGCGTGGACTGATGCCTTCATCAGGTCCAGGATCGGTAAGAAATGGGGTTTCCTCCCTACCCAGCTTCGGTTAAATCCGAAGTCCTACGTCGCTCACGAGCGATGTAGGTCAATGTGGAACAGGCACTTTACCTGTCTTCCGGAGGCTCCCAACGAGCCTTCCACATTGCTTCTAGCTGTCCGGAGACAGCTGGATCCTGACGAACAGATAGCCATGTTCCTGCACCAATGGGCTTTCGGTCGGGAGGGAGGAAGAAAGAGGGACGTATACAGACCGTCGGTGGGCTGTGTACGTCGGACTTACGCGTACAGGGCTGTAAAGCCCTGGTCACGGTTGACTTACCTTGGTCAATTGAGGGCATTGAAGGTGTCCGCGCGTAAGGGGG